ATACAGATGGATACACGTATGCAGAAATAGGTCTGAATATCTGTCCATCACTAATTGGCATTGATGGTGTTGAATATCCCGGTGAATATGGACTTCTATTTGAGAAAGCTGTATGTTCATGGTGGTGGGGCAAACACCATGAATCTAGAAAATTGTTCTCCGAATTGAGTGAAAAATATGTAGGTGTATTGGATGACATACATTACAGATCGGTTGAATCAAATTTGATACTTTTAGGTTCAGGTCCTGATGAAATTTCATTTCCTCAATATACCAAATCAAAACAAGACAGACTGAAATTTGGATTTACAGGTTGTTTGGATATTGAACACAACTATTCACAAACGTATCAAGACATGTTTGTATTGGCAGTCCTTGATGGTAAAAGGAACGGCAGATTCTTGGAAGTGGGCGGTTATTTACCATACCGTGGCAATAATACCGCACTACTTGAAGAACAATATGGTTGGTCCGGTGCAACAATAGAAATTAAACAAGAGTGTTGTGACGAGTATGCAAAAGCTCGAAAAAACACAAAGGTTATTTGTCAAGATGCATTGACAGTTAATTACACAAAACTACTGGAAGAAATTGCAGTGGATGGTGTTGTTGATTACTTACAACTGGATTGTGAACCACCTAAGATCACCTTTGAAATATTACTATCAATACCATTTGATAAGTTTAAATTTGGTGTGATTACTTTTGAACATGACTACTATATCGACATGACAAAATCCTATAGGGAAAAATCAAGAAAATATCTTGAATCTCAAGGTTATGTTTTGGTCGTTGGTAATGTCTCACCAACAGATATTGCAACTTTTGAAGATTGGTGGGTACATCCAGAGGTAGTTGATATGAATAGGGTTGAAAAAATGAAGTGTACCAATAAAAAAGTAACAAAAATAGAAGAATATATGTTGGCATAAATACTCCAATAAGGAGAAATGAATGTCAACAATTACCAACAGAGCCGACTTTAAAACATACTGTCTACGCAGGTTGGGTTTTCCTGTCATTGAAATCAACGTGGATGATGACCAAGTTGAGGACAGAATCGATGATGCTTTGCAATACTGGCAGGATTACCACTTCGATGGTCTGCAAAAAGTATACTTCATCAAAGCTATCAGTGCATCCACGATACAAACAAGCAACACAATCAATTTGAATGTGTTTAATTTAGCTAATAGTACAGTTATGGGTGCAACCTCAGGTGCAAAAGCATCTGTGCAAGGATATTACGGTGCAAACGTTAATACTTTGATGATATCTGTAACCAACCAAGGTGCAACACCCTTTGTACAAGGTGAAACACTAAACTATTATGCTGCAAATGGACAGATCACAAGTACAGGAAGTACAGTGGTCAAGTACCAACTTGGTGATGTGGATGCAAGATACCTAGATTTTAGTATCGCAACAGATGCACAGGGTAATCCCATGGAAATCGTTGGTGTTTCTAGGATTTTCCCCATATCCGATTCACAGTCCAATGTAAACATGTTCGACCTTAGATACCAACTAAGATTGAATGAACTGTATGACTTCACATCAGCGTCCTACATCAATTACACGCTAACACAACAACATCTTCGTTCATTGGAACAAATGTTCACAGGTGAAGTTCCAATAAGGTTCCAAAGGCATATGCAAAGGTTGTTCATCGACTGGAACTGGGGTAACTCAGAAGCACCAGTTGGCCAAGTGGTAATTTCAGAATGTTATGCGACAATCAATCCTGATGTTTATACCAAAGTGTGGAATGACAGATGGCTTAAAGAATACGCAACCGCGCTTATAAAACGTAGTTGGGGTTCAAATATGAAAAAATTTGCTGGTTTACAGTTGCCTGGCTCAGTGACTTTGAATGGCGACAAAACATACCAAGAAGCTACTGATGAAATTGAACGTCTGGAAAGAGAAATGGAAAAGAATTATGGCGCACCCTTGGAATTTTTCATGAACTAATATGGCAACAAATCTGTATTTTAATAATTACGGAAGTCATTCCGAACAAAGAATCATTGAGGATTTAATTGTTGAATCAATTAAAATCATGGGATTTGATGCGTTTTATATTCCTAATGACAACAATGCAGCGAGAGATTTGTTGTATGGTGAAGATCCGACAAAAAGATTCACATCTTCCTTTCCTCTTGAACTATACCTATCAAGTTCCTCTGAATATATGGGTGATAAAGAATTCTTCACCAAGTTTGGACTTGAAATAAGGAACAGTGCAACAGTCATTCTATCCAAAAGAACATTTTCTCAAAGGGTTCCACAGAATACATTCACAAGACCTAGAGAAGGCGATTTGATATATGTGCCATTTTTGAATGGTACTGGTGAACTATTTGAAATAAAATTCACAAATCAAACCAAAGACTTCTTTATGTTGGGTCGTAAGGTGCCATATTTTTATGAATTGGAATTGGAAAAATTCAAATACTCTCAGGAGGTTATTACGACAGGTACAGAAGCTATCGATTCCGTTGTTACGGATTCCGCATATACATTGGCATTGAATACCGGTTCCGGCACCGGCACTTACTTGATAAAAGAATTGGTATACCAGTCTATCGATAATACCTATGCAAATTCAACAACAGTTGGCACAGTACAATCTTGGACACCTTCTTCCAATACATTGACTGTGACAAATATTGCTGGTGTGTTTAACGGTTCTAGTCCAGTTATAGGTCAGACAAGTAATGCAAGATATACTCTCGTATCATTTGATCCTTTGTTGGATAGTTCACCAAAAGAGAACTATGATAATGAATACATACAAGTAACTGCAAACACGTATGTTGATACAACAGAAACTAATCCTATCGGTTCAATATAATGTCAGTACCAAATTACAATAGAGTTATCAGAAAAATCACCACATCTTTTGGTGACATATTCAACCAAATAACATTGGTGAGATATAATCTCGACCTGACGGAAGAAGAAAGATTTCTAGTGCCTATTGAATATGCAGCAAAAGAATTGTATGTAAAAAGGTTGCAAGGTGATCCTAATCTGGACAAAAAGGTACAGATAACTCTACCTAGAATGTCTTTTGAAATGACTGGATTTTCTTATGATGAATCTAGAAAATTAAACACAAACATTAAGAATTTTGCAAAAACCTCAACTGGTGTGGTATCACAGTACAATCCTGTGCCATATGATTTTGATTTTTCCTTATCAATTTATGTTAGAAATATTGAAGATGGTAATCAGATCATTGAACACATTCTTCCATATTTTGCACCTGATTACACCATCAAAGTTAATCTTATTCCTGAAATGGGCATAATTAAAGAAATTCCCATCATACTGAAAGATACCAGTTATGAAGTAGATTCGGATGGTGATAGAGATTCTGATACAAGAATGATTATATGGACTTTGAATTTTAAGGTCAAAGGATTCATATTTGGTAGTTATTCATCTTCCGGATTGATTACCAATTCAATCACAAACATATTGAATATGTCCACAGGTAACAATAATATAAATTTTATTATGGTACCAGGTGGGATCGGAACTTACCAAGTTGGTGAACTGGCATATCAAGGATATTCTTCCAATATGGCATCAGCAACCGGTGTTGTTGTATCATTTACGAACAATCATCTAGTTCTCAATAATGTCGTTGGTAATTTTATATCAAACCAACCGATCAAGGGACAAAAATCAGGTGCAAATTATACATTTAGTTCATTCCAAGTGACACCGGCTCAGTATGCACAAATTATTGTCACACCTTCACCTACTGACGCCAATGCAAATACTCTATATACATCTACTGCACAGGTGTATGAACCACCTAACATAAATACAACAATATCACCACCTATCAATTTTGATGGTGACATGTTGAATCAATTCGGTGTTGATAATCTTGCAACCGAACAAGAAAATATAACAGACCTAATGTAAGGTAAAAAATGTCAAGAACACTACAATTTAAAAGATATGCAAACACAATTGTTGCAACTACTACAGGTGCGGATGGTGAATTGATTGTTGATGAAACAAATCACACCATAACAGTGCATGATGGTGTTACAGTGGGTGGCACAAGAATTGCTACTGAAAAATTTGTAAATAACGTTTCCAACACAATAACAAATATAACATCAAACACATACATCAAACAAACCGCTAATGCAAACGTTAATGTATTGGTTGCAAATTCCGCAATAGTTGGTGGAAATACAGTTGCAACATTTGCAACGTCAGGTAACAACGTGGTGGGGCTGGTGGGGGCGAATAGCGTAACGTACCCCATTGCAAGCACCTACACATGGGCACAGCTTCAAGCTCTGACCGGAGTGATTGCGGGTACTCGGGCTTATGTGAGTGACTTAAACTACGCAGAGTTTGTCTACAACGGAACAACTTGGGTAACAGGAAAGCCGTTGCAGATGATGCAGACCGCTATTCCAATGATTCTGCAATCCAGTGGCTCTGTGTCTGCGGGTGGATTGGTTACAGGTCTTACTGCGCTGCCATATAGCACGTTCCCGCAACCTGCTTATATGTACTTTCCCGCAAACAAACTTGCAGCAAGTCAGACGGCGGGGTTTTTTTACGTGTCGATCACTTCGACCACTACGGCAACTGCATACCTAAATCAGTTGAGTGCTTCTAGCCTTTCACTATCTGTTCCTCAAGTCCCGAGTACGCTGATTCCGGTAACTGCTGGACAAGGTGCTTATACGCAGACTACTGGAGCAGACATTCCTACGTTGCAAATTCCTGTTCCTGCTGGTTTGATGGGTACACAAGGCGGCTTCTATTGGGACATTCAAATGGATGCAACCAATAACGCTAACGCCAAAAATGCCAAACTGTGGTTAGGCGCTACTTTTGGTGGCGCATCTCAACTATCGGGTAACTTGGGCGTGACGGGTGTATCTGGGGGCAACTACTCGGGACGCATCAGGAACACAGGCTCTGCAAGTATTCAAGTCGGTGGCGTTAACGGAAGTGCTGGCTTTGGAACATCATCACTCCCCTCAATCTTTGGCGCAGTCAACACAGCCAATTTAAGCTATCTGTACATCAGCCTAAACACGGCAGTTGCAACGGATAACTTCATCATCACGCAACAATCTTTAGTTTTTAGCTCATGATCTATAACCAATATGTGCCGATTAATTCCGGCAATGTGCTGGTGCCTTCCAACTTCTGCGGAATGCAGTGGTTTGGATTCCCTTCGTACTCTGGTTCGCAGTACGCAACGCCTCAACAGACAGGTGTAAAGTCAAAGATCACCTATAACAACGATTGGCAGGGATACGGAAGCTCCCCCGTTAGTCCTTCAATGTGGCGGCAAATTGAGACCTCTGCGGGTGTGTATAACTGGACTGCGATGGATGCGTATGTGGCGGGATGCTACGCAGCGGGAATTGATGCAATATTTTCTTGCCTGTATATGCCATCGTTCTATTCACAGAACGCAGCGACTGCAAGCAATTACGGGGTTGGTTCCGGTGGCCCATTGACGACAACAGGCTCACCTTCTGGATTGGACGGCTACTACAACTTCATCAAAGCGATGTTAGTTCGGTACAAGGGCAAAGGCACACCACTAAAGGCAGTGCAGTTTTGGGAAGAACCGTGGTGGCCTACCAGCCCAAGCACTCCCTTTATCACTACATCAAACTATTGGTGGGGAACGGCTGCACAGTTGGTAGACCTTTGCTACCGTGGTTCGCAGGCTTGCATTGATGCAGATGCGCTTTATCCGGGCTTACCTGCAACGATCCGCATTGCTCCGTCTGCCTCGCCACCAGTGGCTAAAGTTTCTGATTACTGGAGTACAGCGGGGACAACGTACACCACCGCAACAGGCTACAACACGTGCGACGTGTACGGCATTGATATGTTTGGCTACGGTCCGACAAACTTTAACTACGGGTTTGACACGACAGTCAACTACGGCAACAACGCATTTTTGTCTCAGCCGTTTGATGTTGGGACTGCCATTGCAAACGCTCGTACTCAAATGGGTACAAACGTCAAGCCTATCACGGTCACAAGTTGGGGCATTGGGTTTGATGGTAGCTCTACGTTGATGAGTTTTGTTCGCTCACAGTCTGCTACATATCGTAGGCAATGGACTGCGCGAGGAATGTTGCAACTTGCCGCACTGGGCATACAGAATTGCATCGTGTACGGCGGAGATGCTTACACCACTATTTCAGGTGGCAACACTAAATACTTTTCTGGCGATTACGTGAATGATACGACTGGAGTAGTTGCTGGATTTAACGACATTGCAGCGATTCAGGGAAAAACAATCACTTTCTGCGGCTATCGCGGTGACGGTCAGATGATCGCCGCATTTACTGATGGTTCAACATACACCATCTAACCCCACCCCCAAGCACTTAACCAGCACCAAGGAATATGAAATGACTATCGGAATGACTAACTAACCCAAGGAACATATAGACCAACGCGCAGAAGATTGCATCAGGGAGCAGGTGCGGGCCGACTGTCGTACCGCTTTCCAGTTCGACTTTTAATACTTACTAAATACCGGTGATTTAAAAATATGAGTACATTTGAAAATAATATGGATGAAATCTTTGATGTTACACCAAAGGAACCTACTG